GTCACTTTATATGCTCTAAATTATCAGATTGGAAAAGACATTTGTTGAGACTGAAACACCAAAATGATGACAAAATGATGACAAATGATGACAAAAAAACGCCAAAAAACGCCACACCATTAAAATATTTTTGCGGATGTGGGAAACAATACTCACATCGTCAAGGTTTAAACGTTCATAAAAAGAAATGTAAGACTGAAAATGAAAATAAAAATGATGAATTACTTTCTTATTTGATAAAAGAAAATTCTGATTTGAAAGCAATGGTTCTAGATGTCTGTAAGAAAATACAACCGAGCGTAAACAACACCGCTATCAACTGTAATAACAAAACCTTCAATTTGAATTTCTTTCTAAATGAGACATGTAAACATGCTCTAAACATAAATGAATTTGTTAGTTCAATTAAGCCAACCTTGGATGATTTGGAATACACTGGGAGACAAGGTTATGTTGCCGGGATTAGTAATATTATTTTGAAAAAACTCAATAGTTTGGAGGAATATATTAGACCTATCCATTGCTGCGATGTAAAACGCGAGATCATTTATATAAAGGATAACGATGAATGGAATAAAGAGACAGAGGAGAAACCTATTTTAACAAAGGCGATTAAAATGGTTGCGAATGAAAATATCAAGAATATTAGAGAGTGGAGAGATGCTCACCCACACTGTACCGATTCGGATTCCCAAAAGAATAATCTATATTTAAAGATTGTTAGTAATTCTATGTGTGGTCTAGATAAAGAAGAAACCGAGAAAAATACTAACAAAATCATTAGCAATGTAATAAAAGAGGTGACGATTCAAAAGAGTGTTATATAATATAATTTTGAATTTAAAGCCGCTTTAAGTTCAAAATCTAACAATATATCGTTTTATTTATGATATAAAAATCCATCCGATGTACAATTGGTTTAAATGATTTCTCGTTTTTTCCAAATTATAATGATATGCTTTGTATACCTCTTTTACATGTAAGAACCTACCAAAAAACCCGAAAAACATGATTATGAGTAATACGACGATTAAACGCATATTTATTATTTTGGATAAGGTTCTTCCAAAAAAGACGTAACTAGCTAAATTACAAAATAAACTGTAAACAATGGTGTGGAATATCACAGAAACGGTAATATTAAATAGCATTTTTGGTGTGAATAGAGCCGAAAATGGCAATTTAGGATTGGTTGTCTGTAAATACAGCTCAGTAAACATATAATATACTTTATACAAATATATTATATATTATATGATTTTGGACAAATACTTATCATATGACCATAAAGTAATTATTGCTGTGTTTTGTGCTGGTTTATGGATTTATTTTAGGACACAAGATTGCTATCATATGATTCCAAGGCAACATATATTTCCCATTCTCTTTGTAACAATATGGACATATCTAAATTACTATGAACCTTTATTTTTGCCAATAGGGTTGCTCATATTGGTAGTGTATGGTCTAAATACATTTCCGATTGAAAAATAATAATACAAAGTCTTTTTTATAAGAGATAACTGATATATTAATTGTTTACTGCTACTTTTTTTACAGATATATATAAATGACAAAATTTTTAAAAGATATAAAAGCAATCGTTAAAAGTTTAGGCACGCAATACAATAAAACGTCCAATTGGGGAAAAATACTGATATTCGTAGTTTTACTCCTATTGCTGATACTTGTCTTCAAGAATATTAAGATGCCTAGCAAAGAGGGCTTCGAACAGAACGACAAATTTTTAACGAAAACGGGTACAGAGTTATACGACGATTTTTACTCAGAAATTTATGACTATTTAGTATTTAATAACATGAAGGACCAATATGAAGTAGGAGAAATTGTGAACAAGACGAGCCCATCAAGTAAAAGTAAGATCTTGGACATCGGATGCGGAACCGGACACCATGTAGCACAAATAGCCGAAAAGGGTCTAGATATTTTAGGCATAGATATTTCACCGTCCATGATTAAAAAGGCTAAACAAAATTATCCGGACTACAAATTCGCGGTGACGGACGCTCTAAATAGCAGCGCATTCAAAGACAATTCTTTCACTCATATTTTATGTATGTATTTTACCATTTATTATATTGAGGATAAGCACAGATTTTTCACGAATTGCTTCAATTGGTTGGAAAATGGCGGTTATTTGTTAGTTCATTTAGTCGATAGATATAATTTCGACCCCATTCTTCCTCCCGGTAATCCATTGATATATGTATCGCCGCAACGTTATGCGAAGGAACGTATTACCTCTACTAAGGTGAAGTTTACGGATTTTGATTACAGTGCTGACTTCCAATTAGATGATAAAAACGATAAGGCCAAATTTGTAGAGAAATTTAGAAACAAAAGCGATGGCAAGGTACGTAAAAATGAACATACTTTGTACATGCCCAGCGTTGAAGAGATTACAACCGATGCGCAATCGTGTGGATTCGTACTTGAAGCGCAAATAGACTTGTTACAGTGTCAATATGAATATCAATATGTCTATGTTTTTAGAAAGACGATCTAATAAATGATTTTATTTTTATAATTTATTATATATATAAAATATATTATGAAACCACAACAAAGCGTACCTACGTTACAGCAACGAGTAATGACTATTTATAAGATGATTCAAAAAAAAAATATTGATTCGTTTATTTGCTCAGATAGTCATGGTCCTTATATTAAAGCATTCCTACCCGAAGATGCTTTAAGAGAGATTGGTCTAACAATTCCAACATCTATACATCCTTGTACTCAAGATGTTACTCTTAAAGTTGATTATGCTTGGATTGAAGCAGCTGACAGAACTGTCCCATCTGATTTTACAGTATATAGTAAGATTCATCACAAAATTATGACAGCAGTAAATGAATGTGAATCCAACGGTGATTGCTTTGCTACTATAAAGATAGATTTGTCTGACTTTGATAATGATGGTAAATTAAAAGATAAACAAAAGGTACTAGCCATTAAGTTCCTAGTTAAATATTAACGTGTATTATCTGTATGATCAAACTAGAACTAGAATATAATTACTTTTTTACAAGTATAAACCATATAAACCATATAAACACAATATAAAGACATTATTGTATTTATCTATAGTATAATGGTCTCAATCAATCAATTATTTACATTTGTTTTATCTATGACTAAAAAATACAATATAGATTCTTCGCATTCAGAAATCCATAGTATGGACGTAGTGCGTTTCGCTGATGATATTTATCGCAGCCAATTACAAATGTTTCCATATTTAGAAGACCAGACCAATGTTATTTACAGTGCTGCCATTTTACACGATATGTGTGATAAAAAATACATGAATCAAGACGAAGGTATAAAAGAGATTGAAGCGTTTTTACAAGACAAGCTACGCGATGAAGAAATCTACTATACAAAGCGTATCATTGAAACAATGTCATATTCCACGGTAAAGAAGAATGGATATCCGGATTTAGGCGACTATCAAATGGCTTACCATGTAGTGCGAGAAGCTGATCTATTAAGCGCCTATGATTTTGATCGGTGCGTAACATACCAATTGAATCAAGGTAGTGATCTAACGACGGCTTATGTTGATGCGTTAAAATTATTTAAAAATCGAATGTTCAATTATAATACCGACAAGCTACTCATTTCTGATTATTCACAACGAAAATCGCTTACCCTTACTACTAATGCTCTTAAACAAATGACGACATGGCAGCGAATATTGACAAAAAGTAAATTTATGTAAAAAATTGAATTAATATATCTCTTTTCAAAAAAGATATATCACAATACAATTCAGCAACAATGTTGTCTCTAACGTCAATTCCAGTAACCTTTAAGGAAGTTTATACGACAAATATGCGTAATTTTCATGTTAATCCGAATTGGACAGTAACTCAATTTTTAGAAACGGTTACGCCGCATTTAAGACGAGAGTTTGAGTGCGATGATTTTGATATTGTGGAGACTGGGCAAGATGCGCCGGGGATTCCGGCAGAAGCTGGACGACCACTTGAGTCGTCTGGTTACAGATTGAAAACCAAATGGGGCGACGATTTGCGTATCGCATTTTACATTCGAAGACGGAATTATTTGTATCCTCAATTACAAAATTTGAATTCTGAACAAAATATGACACATCATGTTTATAATGCGGATATAAATCCCATTATTGCGAATGCGTTCTCGGTTTCAGAATGTCCGATTTGTTATGAAAATGTCCATACTCTTACACGATATACGTGTACGCACAGCATTTGTAATCAATGTTTTCACCAGTGCTGTTCTTCGGATTACTTGATTTGTCCTATTTGCCGAAGGCCGTAACTACGTAATAACTTGCCGAAGACCGTAACTACGTAATAACTTGCCGAAGACCGTAATAACTTGCCGAAGACCGTAATAACTTGCCGAAGACCGTAATAACTCGTCGAAGGCCGTAACTACGTAATAACTTGTCTCCTTATTTATCAAGTTTCCTTAAAATACTTTTTAACAGATTCCAAGTACAATTTCATTGCTTCTGCTTTATTTAACCAGTGACCGATGGTAACCGTCTTATTCTCCAAATCCTTGTAATGTGTAAAGAAATATTGTATTTTTTTACGAGTAGTAATGGGTACGTCCTCTATATCATTTAGATGGCTATATGTAGGGTCAACTTTATAAGAAGGACACATAATAATCTTAGGGTCAACTCCTTTGTCATCCGTAGTCTCTAAAACACCCAAAAACTTACACTTGATATAGCAGCCGGGAACCAGTTCGTCGTCCATTAAAACAACTACATCAATGGGATCACCATCTAAACTAAGTGTAGACGGAATAAAACCATAATTAAATTCATACTTGAAAGGTGTATGAAGCACTCGGTCACAAATGAGCGACTTCAATTCCTTATCGTATTCGTACTTGATATGTGAATTCTTTGAAATCTCAATAAATACATCAGCTTCTAAATCGTCTGTTTCCAAATCACTTGCCATAATATATTTATAAATTTATTATATTTATACATTTATTATATTAATTTTTATAAAGTAAAATAGTAAAAAAAATATATAGCTTGTTACTAATGTTGCTATATATATTTGGCTTCATTATACTATGTATAATACTTTTTTTCGTGTATATTCGTATAAGATACCGGTTTTGGTCGGTTCAACCGGTATTCCATTTCTACGATATGTATTATTGGTTCGTAAACAAGGGGATTATTCGTGAAGAACTGCCACAAAAAAATCGTTACACGAATTTTAAAAATATTAAAACAAATACAATGGAATCGACCAACGATGCGGTAATAAGTCAATTAACCGCATTTATTCGGTTACATTATTTACGGAATAAGGAGAACACGTTTAGTCCAAAGAAAGAAAACATTTTACCTTATTTTATAGGGCATAATTCCAAATCATTCTTATCGATTTATTGGAATCCGGAAATAGCGATCGATCAAAAAACGGGCAAAACTATTGAAGAAAATAGTATTGTAGGAGTAATGACAAGTAGACCACTTCATGTTAAAATAAATAATGGAAGAAAAGATGCGTCATTCGATGTATATTATGTGGATTATTTGTGTGTCCATAAATTTTGGAGAAGAAAGAACATTGCTCCTCAAATCATACAAACGCACGAATACAACCAATCTCATGAAAATAGGAAAATCAGTGTTAGTTTGTTTAAACGAGAAGAGGAATTAACCGGAATTATTCCCTTAACCGTTTATAAAACAGTATGTTTCCATATGCGTTCGTGGAATGACCCTCCAAATCTAGATGCTAAATTCACGCTGTTAACCGCTGACAAACAAAACATGTATTATTTTTATAATTTTATCAATGAAACAACTAACAAATGGGACATTACCATTTTACCCGAAATTAGTAATCTTATTGAACTAGTTAATACTAAAAACATGTATATAAAAATGATTGTTTTGGACGGAGAAATCATAGCAGCATATGTATTTCGAAAAACATGTACATTTATAGAAAAAGACAAAGAAGTTATCTCTTGTATAGCATCTATCAATGGTTCCATACTAACAAATCAAGAGTTTATACATGGATTCAAAGTGGCATTGTGGAGTATAAAAAAAGATTCTAACAATTTCCAGTATCTAGCGATAGAAGACCTTACCGATAATCGGTGTATTATTGATAACATTAGCATTAAAACACGACCGATCATCGTGTCACCTACTGCGTACTTTTTCTACAATTTTGCGCATAGTCCCTTTAAGTCCGAAAAGTGCTTAATACTTAATTAGGTTTAACAATATAAAAAGGCTGGCTACAAAAATAGCAAACATGAATGTTATTCGCAGCGGGTGAATACGTAATGGGGTTAAATTTATGACACTTGGTACACTTGGATACTTGAGGGAGTGTAGATATGGTTTTGTTAGTTGTATTCTTGAAGAGGATATGATTTCTATAGCCTTTGAACATTGGTTCTTTATTTATAGGCATAAATAAAGAAAAATAGGGATTATAAATTAAAATAATAAAATAAAAAATTGAATAAAATACGTAATAAATTAGGAATACATACTTGTTAAGAATGCGGACCATTGAAGCCATATTTGAAGTTGCTATTTATCCCGAAGGAGTATCCGGATATCATTTTGAAGAAGATGATGATGGGTGCTGTGAAATGGTGGAAGACCTAGACATATTTGAAAAACACAAGTGTTGTGAAAAGCATTCATCGCGCGTCTTAGAATATTTAAAAGATGCTTATGACAGATATACCAATAATGATATTGAGTTTCGTTCGTTAAAATTTGACAAATATAGTAATGTATTTAGTGTCCAAATTACATTCAAAGGACACGAACTCGATCACGATGATGAAATCGAATATGTAGATGATCTGATACTTCCCGGAGACGTACATGACGATTTCTACTTGTTTATTGATTCTCAAATTCACTTTCTACATATTAAACTATGCTATTACTCAGATGTTGAAGATGAAGATGAAGATGAAGAACAAGAACAAAAAGAACAAGAACATCTACACTTAATTATAACTTCGGAAGACGTAGAACTAAAAATGGAAGAAGAAAAACAAGAACAAGTCGTCTAATTACCTAACATATTTACCAACTCGCGCGAAACTGTCGACAATAAAAATCATAAAAACGCCTAAAAAGGAATACAAGACTACCTCTTCGGTAATACTACCCGTTTTTTGGTCTTGTTGCTCTTCTAATAAATTGATCATATAATTCAGTTTTTCAATAAGGACTTGGCTATTGTCATTTGTATTCATATTTGCATTCATGTTCATATTTGGTAGATAAGCACTACTATGATAATTTTTATTCATTTCGGATACTTTTGGGTGATTGTAATTGGGGACCAATTTTCTATAATATTCCTTCACTTGCGCATCATTCATAAAATTACTTTGAAGCTCTTGAAGGTTTAAATCATCATCATCAGCCGGTTTAGGCACTAAACTATCATCGATGTTAGTCATACCCTCCATTTTTTTAGTGCGTTCTCCTCCCATAGACATTGGCTTTTCTGGAAATTCATAGGGATTCAAAGGTTTAAAGTCATCTGAATGTTTTGCCGACTCGGAATTCCCGCTGGGGTTATAACTGCCTAATTCATTTTCTTCATGAGGCGTATTATGGATAGACTGAAGAATGGAATTTACCTTTTGGGGATTAAAATCGCTAGAGGGAATACGCTGTTTTTGTGTTTTAGAATGTGATGTTTGTGCGTGTTTCTTTTTGCTAATAATATTATCGGCATTATAATTTTGTGTATTTTCACTTTCAATTGGTGCGGCAGACATTGCTAAATATGACATTCTCTTAATAAAAAACAAGATAATTATTTATCAAACAAACTGAAAATCAAAAAGAATTGTAAAATAATTAGCAAAAATATATTATGTATTTTATATAGTAATGAAAACAAAAGGTATTATTGCGCTATTTGTAGCATTGGTTATTATTTTAGCCCTAAACCCAAGGGTTGTCTTTAATGTGTACGATAGTGTTGTCGGTAGATTAGCGTTAATCGCAATAATCATTTTTTTCTCCATGTGTAACACAACTTTAGGGCTTTTGTTAGTATTGGCATTAATTATTGTTTTAAATAGATTTACTACATTTACCGAAGGTTTTACTACATTTACCGAAGGTTTAACAACATTAGATACTGTTCCGTCTACAGTTGGCGAAGATAATGTACCTATAACTGGTGAACAACAAGTATTAACTAGGTCGGCGTCGTCTACAGATAAAAAAGACCCTCAACCATCTCCAAAGATAAGCGAAATAAAAGCAACAAACCCAAGTGTAGGCGTGGATATGCAAGACATCCAAAATGCGATTATGCCAAAAGATTCCAAAACGTTGCCAACAGACCCGCAAACAATGAAATCGTCGGAGAATGTTTCCGCCCATAGTTCAGATTTACTAAACAAATCATCATTAACAGAAGGCTTTTGCGGTTCATGTTTATCGTCATATAATTTATATGACTTCAAAATGATGTAATAAGCAAACAGCGACTATAAGCAAACAGCGACTATAAGCAAACAGCAATAATAATTTTTATTTGTAAACTTATTTTACAAATAAATATATATAATGCGACAAAAATATCTAAAGGTATTAGTAGGTCTTGTGGTTTTAGTATGGACTGTATATTTGATTCAAGCCTACATGATGAAAAAAACCGAGCCATTTACACCATATATTCGTGGACTATATCGTCCCTATATTAGGCAGTTCAATCATCATTATGATAGATTAAAGGATAATTATGGGGTCGATGTGATTTGGACGAAACTAAGAAAATGGAATATTTGGTGAAAAGATATAATATTTTAATATATTAATGGCTAATGTTTTTTATAATACCATAGAATTTATTAATCATCATATATTATTTTTAAACAATAGTAAATTTTTTGCCGGTGTCGTGATGATTTTATTAAACGTTGGTTCGAAATTTATAGCTATACAATTTAGTAAATCTACAGAGGAGTATTTAAAGTTGAATGTAACTAAACAGTTGTTAATATTCTCTATGGCGTGGTTGGGTACTCGCGATATTTATACAGCATTAATCTTAACAGCAGTTTTTACCGTTCTTTCCGACCATTTATTTAATGAAGAGAGTCCTTACTGTTGTGTTCCTCAACAATATAGAATACTATCCAAACTTATGGATGAAAACAATGACGGTAAAGTATCAGAAGAAGAGATAAACAATGCGATTGCTATATTAGAAAAGGCTAAAAAGAACAAACAGAAAATGGAACAACGTAAAAATTTTACATTATATGGTAATTACATGGAAGACAGTTATAAAAATCATTACTAAATAGTTGTATACATTTTAC